GTCGACCGCCAGCTTCGCGCTGTTCACGCTCGCCTCGTGCTGATGTATCTCGTCTGCAATCTTCTGCGCCTGCGACGCGTAGTAGTGACCAGCCATCTGCTTGGCCTCGTCATAGCGCTGAGCTCTACCCTCGCCCGACGCGATCCACTTGTGGAACAGGTTCCAGCCCACGTCGTAATGCGCGATCACGTCGGACGCGTTCTTGCCCGCAGCGATCATCCCGAAGATCTCGTCCTCGCCGGCAGCTTCAAGCGCTGCCAGCTTCACCTTGCCAATTGTTCCCATGTCACACTCTCCTGCTCAAAACGGTATCTCGTCGCCCAGCTCAGCGTCAAACGTGCTGTTCGCTGGTCCGATGCACCGCGTCACCTTTGCCTCGGGAAACTGCTTCAGCGTCTCCGCGATGAACTCGCTACTAAAGTTATTCCCCAGCACGATTGCTGCGTCGACCATATCATACACCAACCACTCTGGATGTTCACGCCTAATGCCGACCGCGTCGTGCAGCGCGATGCACACGATGTTCCCGCTGGCGATCTCGATGCAGTACGCGTGCCGACCCACCGGCTGATGCCCGTTAGCCTCCGCCTCCGCTTCCAGCACGTCCCAGGCGCGTATCAGCTGCGTCGCGATCTGATGCACCGCCACCACGTCATCCGCTTCGATCTTCACCCGCAGCGCGTCGTACGCCGCCTCAAAGCGTCCAGCGAGCTCCGGGCTCACGAGAGACGGCAGAGTGTCACCCCACTTGAGCGTCTTCTCCCGCGCCTTGCGATCCAGCGGAGCCAGCTGACCATCGACCTGACGTGAGATCGGCTTGCTCTGGTTGCCAGTCTCGAACGTCCCCTTGTCCTTCCGCGCCTTCGTGTACTTCGGCTTCGCCTTGCCACTCACCTTAGTTGCCATGATATAACTCCCCTTCGTCCCCAATGTTAACCACACCTAAAATCTCACACACGCCACACCACCACACCACCACGCTATACAATAGCGTGTGGTGGTGTGGGAGGTGAAATGGCCCTATTTGCCACACTCTCCACACCTCCCCACACCCCAAGTGTGTAAGGTGTGGAAGCATTAATGCAACACATCTGCATCGCTCCTCACCTCCGTTATCTGGTCATCAAGCCGCAGCAGTGCGTGCTCCAGACACTGCATGGTCGCCACGATGATCTCCTGCACGCGCATCCGCTCCTCGACGGTGCGCGGCTGCATGAAGTCAGGCTCGAACTCGATGGCGCAGGCACGGAATATGTCGGACCAGTAGACCGCCATGACAAGGTCGTCGTCCTCGAGATCCATGGCCGCCTTGTCATCGAATTCGGTCAAGCGCCCGCCTCCTCGCCGGTGATCCACTCACCCACGACGACCACCGGCACGTCACGCCCGGTGCGCAAGTCTTTCTCGCGCTCTATGCGCAGCACGTCGGTCTCGATCCACTTCTTCACGATTGCGTTGACCTTGGCCTTCTCGTGCTTCTTGTCGACGTCCAGCTCGAGGTGCAGCGCCACGATGTTGCCCACCCACTGCTTAGCCTGCGGGTTCTGGCGCATGAACTCGCCGCGCTGCGCCGCCTGCCCGACGTCACGCTGCACCTTCATCGCGTCCTTGGCGCTCACCCCGTCGAACAGGTCAGGCATTGCAAACTCGGTCGCGACCCCGACATATTCTCCGTTTGGCAATTTCACGCCGACCATGCGCCGGTACACTGCCTTCGATGCCGGCGGAGCCATGTTCGACTTGCCGTCGTCCACCCGGAAGATGCCCAGCGCCTCGGTCTCCGACACGCCCAGCTTGAGCGCGTCCTCCTGCGACACGCGGTTTATGACGCGCGCCGCACGGGCTGCGCCGAGCAATGATCCGGCGCCGCGAATGCTGTCGACGTTCGCGTCATCTCCGTTGCCCTTGCGGATGTGGTGAACGAGAGACGCGGCGCAGTCTGTGACGTCACACACGGCACGCACAGCCCCGACGGCGGCGTTCATTGCGACGTTGTCGTTCTCCTGGATGCCAGTCGCCCCGACCCACGGGTCGATGCTGACCAGCCCGATCTTGTTCTCGGTGATCTTGGCCGTCAGGTAGTCGACCAGCGCGTCGTCGACGGTGATGCCGTCGCGGTCTTGCCTGGCGAAGATGATGTTCATGTCGCGACCCGCATCCAGAAACAGCTTGCCCCGGATCTCGTCGGCCGTGACATTGTAGTGCAGCATCGCCGCGGCCACACGCCGCTGGAGCTCCTCGTATGGATCTTCCAGGTTTATCACCCACACATTGCACGGCTCGTGCACGACCTCACCGAGCAGCGGCCTGCCGGTGCAAATTGCCAGCGCCTCCACGATCTGCATCGACGTCTTGCCCACGCCCCCGGCCGACGCCAGCACGGACACGTTTGACCGGATGTAGTGCTGGCCGTAGATCCAGCGCCGCGCCGGTATGCTTGCCGGATCGACGGGATCGTAGGGCGTCGGGTAGCTGCGCTCGGACTGCGCGATCTCGGCCTGCACCTGCGCGACCGGCTTTGCCATCGCCAGAGCCTCACGCAATTTTTGCGCGCCCGCCTCGCGGATGTAGTCGTTGGCATCCTTGACGCCGTCAACGCCCAGCATGTCGAACCGCACGACGTGCACGTCGGTGCTGCCGTCGCCGCGGAGCACGTCGGCCACCGCGTCAACGTCGAGATCCGGGTCGGCACAGATCGTCACGTCGGACGCACGCGGCACGGGGTATGTGGACATGCCGGCCTTGCCGAACGTGCAGACGATTGTCGCCTCGTCGCCGACCGCCTGGTACACGCTGAGCGCGTCCTCCGGCCCCTCGGCCATGATGATGACGCCGCCCTCGTGCTCGTTGCCGATCCGCATGACGTTGCCGGCGATCACGCCGCGGCTGTATTTGCTGATGCCGTTGTGCTCGCGCTTGTGTCCGTCGGGCGTGAGCAGCACGCTCTGCACGCCGCACACTTCTCCCTCTGGACTGAGCGCGGGAAACATAATTGCGGGGCCGTCGTATATATTCGGATTGAACCGCGCCGCATGTGAGGCTGTGCTGGCTCTCAGACCCCTCGAGTTGAGGTAGAGCAGCGCCGGGCGCACGGCGTCGGTGTTGTCGCGCGAAATCGTGACGCCGCGCTCCCAGATCTCGCGGGCCTTGCGCATCTTGTCCGCGCGGGTCTCGTCGTCCCTCGCCAGCACTTCCTTGGCGGCCAGGCGCGCCATGAGGCGCTCGAACTCGCTGGGCGTGTACGGCATCGCGTCGGAGCTTTCGAGCTCCTTCGGATTGTCGCCGCCGCGCTTGAAGCCGCTGCCGATCGTCGCCTTGATCTCGTGATCTTGCAGGCCCATTGCCTTGGCCGCGCTGTGCAGCTCCATGAGTGCCGCGTCCAGGTTTGCCGGCGCCATGTGCGCGTGGCGGCCGAGGCTGAATGCGGCCTTGTTTAAAATTTCGTTGCGGCTCCCCTTGATTGCACCGGCCACGTCGGCCACCGCGCTCTCCGCGACTTTGCTGAAATATCTTTCACTCATGGCCAAACCCCCCCGGCATTAGATACGCCGCTTTCGGCGGTAATCCGCGGGATCGGCGTTCGCGCGCCTCGTCGTGCTGCCATTTAAGCATTAGCTCTGTGCCAGCCGGATTAATGAGGAACACGTCATCACGACCAGATCCTTCCTCCAATAGCTTCTCAGCAAATTCCCTCGCCGCCTTCGGGCATTCAAACGAATATTGACTTGTGGTGCCGGGATAGTCTGGATTTGAGTAATCCTTTACCGTCCAAAATCTCTGCGTGCTCATAGTTTCCACCCTATAGTTTGGCCGCCCACCGAGGCAGGCGGCCATGTTGCTTAGAAGCCGAAGTTGTTATCGGCTGCGGGTGCTGCGGCGGGTGCCGGTGCAGGCGCTGGCGCCATCTCGGGTGCCGCTGCTGCCGCCGGGTGCGCTGCGCCATTCTCCGGGCGGTTGATCCACTTGGAGATGTTGAAGCCCACGTCATACGACGTACCCTTGCCGACCACGACCGGCGTTGAGCTCGTGACCTGCACGATTGGGATCTGCGTCGCAAACTCGGGCGCCTGCTCGGCCTGGTTGTACAGCTTGGCGATGAACTGACCGAGGCCATACGAGTTGCCGCTGAACGACGCCTCGCGGCCGTCGACCAGCCAGCAGTTGACCTCGAAGCCTTGCTTGTAGACCTCGCTTGGGCGCGGGATCTGCTCGGACGGTGACGGCCAGGGCTGCCAGTCGCGCACGCCGATGTCGATGTGCAGCCAGCCGAATTGGACGTTTTTGATGTCCACCGCGAAGCCGCGAGACATGTCGATGTTCTCGTCGCCCGCTTCTGTCTTCACCCACCAGCGATTTTGCGGCAGATTTGACCGTATAAACAATGAATTCCCAGAACCCTCTGAACTTGATCCGAATGATATTGGCATATGTTGTCTCCTAGACTATGGTTGCCGTTTCTCAGTCAATCTGACTGAACTTAAATGAGTAGCGCGGAAGTTGGATCGTTTTCAAGTCCCCAAAATCGTAACCCCACTCGTTACTCTCGCTCGCCTTGCGATATTTTTCGAGAGCGTACTGAACTGCTGCCTTCCCCTCATCGAGGCTGGCAAAGTCCAATTCGTACACGCCGACTAGGTGTGGGCGCGTTTTTTGTACCGCTATGAAGATGAAGCGGTCGACCTCAAACCCGGCGTTCTCCATGCACCGCCGGTAGAATTGGTCTTGTATATGATAACCCAGGTTGGCGCATTGCTTGGCAAAACCCTCCGGGTCCGACGCAATGGTCGTCTTCAGGTCGATCAGCGCGCCAATGTCACGGCGCCATCCGTCCGGGCGGCACCGCATCTCAACGCCGGTCGCCGGATCTTTGCTGAATATGCTGGCCTCGCAGACAAGGTCGCCGCTGAGCAGCTCCGCGGCTGCCCGATTTGAGCGCACCGCTTCGGCCATGTCTGCGGCCAGGCGGTAATCCGCCTCCGTCAGCAGCAAGGCGCCCGCCTCTTCGGCCTCCAGCTTCTTGCGTTTCCAGTCGAGCCCCCGGCGCGTCTCCGGCCCGCACCAAATGCTGCCCGCGTTCTGCGGCTCGAATACCAGCGTGTGCGTGGCTGTGCCCACGTCGAATGCGGGGCTGCTCTTAAACTCGCCGTACATGTATTCGGCCGGCGATCCCAGCGCGATCGTCTTTGCGCCGCTGGCGCTCAGCGACGGCTCGAGGTGATACGCCTCGTTTGTCATATCAAGTTTTACGGTCATCTTTTGCCCGCCAAAATCTCCGACACGCGGCCAATGTTTACGTTGAACATATTGGCAATGCTCTGCATTGACGCGTCTGGATTTTCCATTGCGTAGTGCCGCACCATCTTTTTTACTTCCTCGGTGACGACTTCTGACGCTGGCGCCGCCTTCCGCGTGTACTTCTCACGCGTCATGTACTTCAGCGCCGAGTTGATATATGCGCGCACGTCGCTAACATCATCCACGTCCAAAGCCGATTTTAGTATTTCTCGTGCAAACGGAATGTTGCTCATTTTTCTCCCCTTCCAAATGCGGCGATCAGCAGACTTTCCGCACGGTGTTCGTCTTTCTTGCGCTTCAGTCGCAGCGCCAGATCTGGATACCATTGCTGGGCCTGCCGGCGCGCCGCGTCCTTATCCTTCGGCAAATTCATGCTCGACTTCCACTTGGCCGGCCGCACTTCGCTGTACGGGTGGCCAGACAGTGCGGCAGTCGTCAGGATCTGGCCGTAGGCGAAGCCCAGTTTGAACACCGACACGACGCCCTGCTTAGGCATAGCCTGTTGTTTTTCAAGCCAAATATGCTCCACCGGGCCGGCGCTGTTGATGATGTCGAGTAGCGCGATCACGTCGACGCCGCCCTCGGTGTAGACCGGCAAGTCGTGCACCTCAGCGAACCCGTCACCCAGAAGCGCAACGCCCCCGGTGCGGTAGCCTGGATCAATACCGATTGTAATCTTCGACAACATATCCACCCTTCTTGAGATGCTCGACGATCAGTCGCTCTATCGTCAGCGACGCGCTG